GTCGATGTCGACGAACGATGTGCCGTTGCTGATCTGCAACTTGCTCGTCGTCGTGTTGTAGACGACCAGCCCCGCGGGCTTCTGCGGCGCGGTCAGCGCAGCGATCGCAGCTCCGGTCAGCCGCTTGACCAGCGACCCTGCCTCGAGCGCGGTCACCACCTTGCCGATGTCCTCGGGCACGTTGTTGGCCTCGGCGCTGTCGGGCACCTCGATGCCGTGAACCGTCGATGTCGTGTAACCCATCAGACCTCCTGCGAGAGAGTGCCGTACGTCTTCGACGTCGCGGTCATCGTTGAGTAGTCGGCGTAGTCGGCGGCCATGTTCGCGTACGACTGGCCTGCGGCGTTGGTGACGATCGTGGCCCGCATCCACGCCGGGATCTCCGCGACGATCGCCGCGGTGGTCGCCGTCGGGTCCGGTGTCTGCGACGCGTAGGTGGTGACCGAGATGCGGTTCTCGTCGCCGAGGTACGGGCAGACGACCTCGACGGACTTCGCGCCCGTCAACGTCTCCCCCACCCGCTTCTTCAACGCGTCCAGGCTGCCGCGGTAGCGCCACGACGCGTCGCCGACGATGGCGCGCTTGCGGGAGTCCGGCACCGTCGACAGGTCGATGCCTGCCATCGCCGCCAGCCACCCGACACGGGCGAACGGGGTGACGTACTCGTCGGCGGTCTGCGACGCGTCCTGCACCACCGCCGTCGCCTGCGCCACAGGGGCGCCCAGGGCATCCACCAGCGCCCGCAGCGTGCCGTCGTCGGCCTCTTTGACGTACTCGGGCAGGTAGCCCCAGATGACGTCGCCGAGCGGCGACACGACCGTTGTCGGCGTCGCTGTCGGCTCGGGAACGATGACCGGCATGTCAGACGCTCACCGTCAGCGTGCCGTACTTGGCGACGGCGTTCGCGGCGATCGTGGTGGTGCCCGACGGCGCCGACATGCTCACGATGTAGTCGACCGCCGGGGTGTCGGTGATCGCGGCCTGCAACGCGCCGACCAGGACGTCGTCGCCGACCGTCCACGTCTCGGGGTTGAGGAACCCGCGGATGGCGTCTTCGGCTGCCGCCTGCGCCTCGGCGTTGCTGTAGCCCGGTGCCGGGGCGATCGTCGTGGTCACGTTGACCGTGGTGACGGCGGCGTCGACCACATGCACGGTGGCGCCGACGTAGGTGATCGCCTGCATCGCTGCGGCGAGGTCGGTCTTGTCGCCTGCCGACAGGGTGCCGCCGCGGCCGTAGGTGACGACGGTGACGTCGCCGGCGTCGGTGCCGATGGTGCCGGTCGATACGCCGTCCCACGCGGAGATGGTGTAGGCGTTGACGGCGCGGCCGTCCTCCAGCACGTAGGCGGTGAAGTGGTCGGGGACGACGAGTGAGTTGGTGACCCGCGCCAACCGGTTACGCGCACGGGCGGTATAGGCGACATCGTCCTCGGGGTCGGCGCCGCCGGAGAAGTCCCCGGTGATGGCGACGGACAGGATGTTGGGGATGACGTCGAGGACGTCCACGCCGGCACCGGCGCCGACGCCGTTGACCAGAGTCGTAGCCTCGGTTGTCGACACCGCCAGCACCGCCGTGGTCGACGCGGTGACGTTCACGTCGGCGGTGGTGGCGACCTCCACGCCGTAGTCGGACAGCAGGAAGCCGGTGCCGGCGGGAATCGTGGTCGTCACGCTACTGTCGAACGTGACCGTGATCTGGCCCGTCGCGGCGCTGCCCGGTCGGCGCGGCACCTGATAGAAGTTGGCGAGGATGTCCTCCTCGACGGCGGCGATCGTGGCGTTCGCGGCGTTGGTGACCTCGGCGACGGCCAGCGCCACCGCCTCCAGGTACACGAGCTCGGGGCTGGCGTTGCGCGGAATCCAGTTCGGCAGCAGCGCCTGCAACGCCTCCACCGACGCCGTAGCGATCTCCGACGGGTAACGCTCGTCGAGCGGTGCGCCGACCGCGCTCACATCGAAAGCCATCAGGCGTCCTCTCCGTCGTCGTCCCACGCCACCGTCACCGTGACGGCCTGCCGCAGATCCTCGGTGTCGGCGATCTCCACACCCGTCACCGTCAGATCCGGTTCACACAAGTCCACCGCCGCCACAACCTCCGCGGACGACAGTCCGACGCCGACCGGGTCGAAGATCCCGAAGTCCGGCGCCAACGGCCGCTCACCGAGGAACGTCGACACGATGCCGATTGCCAACTGCTGCGCCTGCACGACACTGCCCTGCTCGACCGTGGCGACCGCACCGTCGTTATCGATCCGCAAAGGGTGGCAGAACACGCGCATCAGTGACCTCCGAGAGTCAGCGGCAACGGCCGCGCCAGGTCGGCGAGCCAGTAGAACGCAGGAGTGAACTAGGATCGAGAACACGTAGGCGAGGACACCGCAGGCGACCGTCCGGATCACGACAGCGCAGTCCAGGCGCCGCCGGCGCGGATGTACAGGGTGGTGGCTGCGGTGCCGTCGGTGCGCAGGTAGACGCTGCCGTTGGGTGCGCTGTGGCTCGGCGCGCCGGTGCCGATCGTGATCCTCGGACCACCGGAGCCTAACTCGATGCCCGAGCTGGTGGTGACATCCCCGAATGTCACCCTGCCCGTCGCGCGGTCAATAGAAACACTCGTCGACAGCCATCCACCGGCGTCGTTGTAACGGTTGATGTTGAACGTCGACCCGGCATTGCTGCCGGATTCAGCGTCCCACGCGCGGTTCACATCCCAGCGCCGAAGTAGCCCCGTCCGAAACTGTAGACCAGCATCAGCGCCAGCCGGCGCAGACACAGCCAGGGACGCAGACCCCGTCGCAGACACCGTGCCGATCACAACCAGATCCGGTGAGGTGTCGTCGCCGACGTTCACGCACAGCACCATGTCGCCTGCGGTGTACGGGGCGTTGACCGCCTGGCACGGGCCGACCGTGCCGTAGTCGGCGGTCTGCACGAACACGCCGGCGCTGGTGACGTTGGTGACCTTGCCGCGGAACATCATCCACCCGTCCAGAAACTCGGAGTCATCGCGCCTTTGTAGTCGCTGGTGAACCCGGCGATGCTCGCGATGAACACCCGGCCGCCCGAAGCGTTGACCATCTTGCCGCCGCCGATACTGATACCGATGTGGCCGGCGCCCTGGCCTGCACCGACGCCCCACACAACGAGCGCACCCGCAGGCGGGGACGTGTCACCGGGCGACTTGATCGCCGACGCCGGGGCCTTGTCCCACACGAAGGACGCCTGACCGCCGCCGAGGTTGTTCTTGCCAAACGCCTGCGACACGAAGTTGAGGCACAGCCGCTGACCCCAAGTGTTGTTGGGTGGGGCGGCCTTGACCAGCGCCCACGCCACTGCCTGCTTCGGGGTGCGTGAACACCGCGGCCAGACCTTGTCGTAGCCCTTGATCCAACCGTCGATGTCGTCAAGGTCCGCGATCGTCGCCGACGTGCCATCGCTGCCCAGTTGCGACGAATCGGACGACGGCGTCGACCCCTTCTTCGGCGACGACTTCAACGGCCGCACCAGCGACAGGTCAGCCGAGCCGGACACCTCGTCGAACGTCACGTCCGACACCAGCCACAGACCGTCGTCGGCGTCGGCGGCACGCGACAGGTTGACCTTGTGCCACGGACGCACCTTCGCGCCCGTCGCCGCCTCCACCGTCAACTGCGCCTCCGCGGCGTTCCTGCGGTCATCCAGCGACGAGCGGGTCGACAACGTCAGCACCGACAGCACATTGCTGCCGATGTCGGTGACGGTGCCGTCGGCACGCGCTGCCCATGTCGGCAGCCCGAGATCTTCCTTGAACGCCCACCACGGCGTCCCGACATAGAACGTGTTGCCGTGCTCGACCCACTCCACGCCGGTGTCGCTGGCGATGTTGCCGATCACGTCGAGGACGGACTCGCCGCGCTTCTGCACGATCTGCACACGACCCGCGCCAGGCTCCACCAGCGCGGCGCCGCCGGCCTTCTTCACGGCACGGCTGATGAACGACTGTGGGGTCTCCTTCTTCACCGCTTTGCCGTCGCCGCCCATGTTGCGTAGGCGGCGGGCCAACCGGGATCGGGCGGTGAAGTTCAGCCAGATGTCGTCGCCCTTGTAGTCGCGCTCGACGACGGCGATCTGCCAGTTCTCGCCATCCCACTTCAGCGTCACGCCCTCGCGCAGCAGACCGCGCCGCGACAACTCGCGACCACGGTCCACCGCCGGGAACGTGAACTCGGCGACCGCGCCGACGCGGAAGTCCCACGACGTCACACCGACGGCGTCAGTGATGTCGGCGAAGTACAACCCCGACGCCAACTGCACACGGTCGACGCTACGGGCCATGCCGGTCGCGGTGCCTTTGATCGCCACAGGTTCAGCCCTTCTTCTTGGCGAAGCCCTTGCCGCGGCCCTTCACGCGCTTGATCAAACCGACGTTGACCTGTGCGTCGCTGGCGCGCAGCAGCGTCAACTGCACGTCGACCACGGACGGCCTGCCGTTGTCGGCGAATTCGAGGATCGTCACCGACGGCGCCTCCAACCGGAACATTCCCTCGGCGTTACGGCCGAGCATCAACTGCACCGGGTACTTCGACTTCGACAGCGTCTCCAGGTCGCGCAGATGCTGCGTGACGTCGATGCCGCCAGCGTTGGCGCGGCGGTGGTTCGTCGTCCGCATCGTGTAGCCGAGCGTGTAGTCGTCCGACGTCAACGACGTCGGCACCATCAGCGCCCGCTTGTCGGGGCGTTCCAGTTCGGAGACGTTGCGCGACGACAGCGTCCGCGACACGTCCGTCGGCCACCACTCCAGCACGACGGTGATCTTCAACGGCACGCAGACGAGCCGCGCCTTGTCGGTGTTCAGGTCGTCAGCCATCAGGAACGCTCCGCAGCGATGCGGCGCTGCCGTGCCAGCAGCGCGTCGAACTCGCGGCGCGCGTCGAACTTGTCATGCACATGCAACTCGCCGATCTGTACGCCGCCAGGTGCCGCCGCCGGAGCTGCCGTCACCGCCGCCAACGACGCGGTCTGCGCCGCCATGTACGCGCCGACCATGTCGGCGGGGATGATCGTGCCGGACGTGTGGAAGTCGCGGATCCCCGGCCCGCCCTGGCCCACCATCTGCGGTGTGCCGTAGTTCGGGACGAACAACTCAGGCCCGAGTTCACCGACCCACGACGTCGTGCCTGCCGTCACAGGGCCGCCCATGAAGTTGTTGTCGATGTTGAGCGCGTACTGCATCGCCTGCTCGACAGCGTCCTGCACGTCGGTCATCGTCGAGAACAACTCGACGCGGATGCGCTTGTTCTTGACCTTCTCCAGCGCGGTGTTCAACGCGGCGACCCGGTCGCGGGCGGTGAACGCCTTGTCCGTCAACTCACGCGCGCCCTCGGCCGTCTCGAACAAACCGTTAGCAGCGTTCTGCGCGTCCACACCGGACGTCATCATCGCATCACCGACGCCGCCAAGACCGGGGATCAGCAGACCCATCACCTTGACCATGCCGCCGAGCACGTTCAACGCGACACCGTAGGCGCGGGTCGTCCACGCCGCCGCCAGCAGCGACCATTCGCCGACGCGCAACGTGGCGGCGGCGATACCGAGCAGTGCTTCCTGCACCTGCGGGCCGTTCAACTCCAGCCACTTCTTCGCCTTGCGAAGCCCCTTCGCCGGGTCGATGTCGCCGAGTCCGGCCAGACGGCCGCCGGCGTCGATGATCGCGTCACCGATGGCTTCCTTGAAGTTGCCCCACGCCACCATCGTCTTGTCGACCGCGTCGGCCTGCGCCGCCGCCGACCCGCCGACCTGGCGCTCCAACTCCTTCATGATGATCTTCTGGGCGCCGGCGATGTCGCCGACCTCCATCATCGCCTTGATCTGTTCCTGCTGCTCGGCGGTGAACTGCACACCGATCCGCGACAGCGCGGTCAGACCCTTGATCGGGTCGTTGAGCGCCTTGCCGACCATCACCGCCGACGACTGCAAGTCCTTGCCGAACGCCACCGACAGGTCGAGCGCCAACTCGTTGGCCTTCGTGAACGTCTTGCCCTGGATCTCGCCGAACGTCAGCAGCACGTTCGTCATCTCGCGCAGGTTGTCGTCGTCGATGCCGGACGCCAACGACAGCGAGTCGAGCATCGCCTCGATCTTCTCCGGCGCCTCGGTGCGGCCCATCGACCGCAGTACCGCCCCGGTCTGCGCCAGCGCCTTGTTCGCCGCCCGCGCCTCGTTGATCGAATCGCCGAGGAACCGGAACGCGACCGCCGCACCCGCAGCAGCGGTGGCGACACCACCGAGCACGCCGAGCATCTTGCCCATGCCGCCGCTGAGTTTGCCGGTGCTGCGGTTCAACGCGTCAGCCTTGCGGTTGGCGACGTCGAAGCCACGGCCGGCGTTGCGGGTGTTGCGGGTCAGTTCCTTGATCTCGCGGTTGGCCGCGGCCTGCTTGTCTTGCAGATCGCCGTACTCGGCGCCGAGCCGCTGAAGATCCCGACGCGTCTGCTCGTACTCGTCCTGTAGACCCTGCTCGCCGTTCTCCATGCGGCGCTACATGTCGTTGGCGGCGCGGCCGAGACGGGTCATCTCCTTGCGGGTTTCCCGCAGCTGCGCGGACAGTTCGTCCTTGGCGCCTATGACGATCTGTAGGCGGTCACCGGCGGTTGCCATTAGCGACCTCCTGAGATCGTCGTAAACGCTTGT